CGATCCGCAGCGTTTTCGCGACCGGAGCAACCCAAAGGCCAGCGGCAAGGGTATCGGCAAGGCACCGGACTACTTGCCGGATAGCGCCAAGACGGCTTGGGGCATCTGGGTCAAGGAATTGCCGTGGCTGACGTATGAAGATCGCGGGGCGCTGGAAGTGGTGAGTCTTATGCGGGCGCATATCATCGACGGCAATACTGCTGAGTTGCCCGCGTCTTTCTTTGGCAATTACCGGATGGCGATTTCGTGCTTGGGGGCCACGCCTGTTGATCGGTCGAAGGTGCATGTGTCCGACGCGGACGAGCCGGACGATCCGTTTGCAGCGTTTGGCGGGAAGGTGAATTGACGTTTGCCGAGCGCGCCCGTGCATACGCCGAAGACGTTATCTCTGGGAAAATCCCGGCGTGCAAGTACGTGGCCCAAGCGTGCCAAAGGCAGTTGGACGATCTGGCATCACCGCCTTCGGGCTATTTCTTCGATGCGGAAAAAGCCGCGCGGGTTTGCGAATTCATAGAGGATGCAATAGAATAAGGTGCGGATAGGGTAGCTCCCGAAAAGCTGGACTTCCACCCCGGCCTGCCGCGCTTGCAAGGTGGCTCGCACGTGGAGGCGATATGACGGCACAGGAAATCCCGCAGATTGCGGCGCAAATCTTAACGTACAATTCAGAAACCGGTGAAATAGTCTGGGCAGATGTCAAGGCGCGGTCAGTTAATAACGGCGATCCTGCTGGATGGGTCGAAAACGGACGGCGGCGAATAGAGATTGATGGACGTGCATATCTTGCGCACCGCGTTGCGTATTTTCTCCAAACAGGCCAGCAACCGCCTGAGTTTTTGGACCACGCTGACGGTGACCCGTCTAACAACAAGTTTTCAAATTTGAGGCCTGCAACGCGCAGGCAGAACAATCGCAATCGGCGCGTTCACGCAAACAATTCAACTGGATTTCGTGGCGTGATGTTTGAAAAATCATCAGGTCTTTTTCGCGCTCGAATAGGCGTCAATGGGCGCAAAATTTCACTAGGTCGGTTTAAGACGCCAGAAGATGCGTCAAGAGCCTACGAATCTGCGGCGCGTAAATATTTCGGCGAGTTTTACCGAATTTTGTAAGGAGCAAGATGGCGGCAAGAGATTACATCAAAATTGCCGCTCAATATGCCAAGGCCGTCACCGCTGGTGACGTTCCGGCTTGCCGCTACGTAAAGCAGGCGTGTCAGAGGCAAATTGACGACTTAGCAAGCCCACCGAGTGGCTATTCTTTCAATGCGCCCCTAGCGGCAAGGGTGTGTTCGTTTGTGGAGCTTTGTCCGCATGTGAAAGGTCCATGCGCCAGCAGAGAAGAAAATCTGCTTTTAGAACCGTGGCAGATTTTCGCGCTGACTACGGTTTTCGGTTGGGTGGACCAGGACGGCAATCGCCGGTTCCGCCGGGTCTATATCGAGGTTCCACGGGGTAACGGTAAATCGGCGCTGTCGTCGCCGGTCGGTCTGTATGCGCTGGCGCTTGATGGCGAGGCAGGCGCGGAGGTCTATTCAGCCGCGACAACGCGGGATCAAGCGCGGATCGTGTTCCGAGATGCGCAGGCGATGGCTCGGAAAATGCCGCAGTTTCGCAAGCGGTTCGGGGTTGAGGTCACGGCGCAGGCCATCACGCAGTTGAAGACATCATCCAGCTTCAAGGCACTTTCTGCGGATGGTCACACGCTGGACGGCCTGAATATTCACTTGGCGATTGTGGATGAGTTGCACGCGCACAAGTCGCGCGACGTTTACGATGTTCTCGAAACCGGCATCGGTAAGCGCCCGCAATCGTTGCTCTGGATGATTACAACAGCAGGCAGCAACAAGCACGCAATTTGCTACGAGGTCCGTGACTACGTTCTGAAGGTTCTGGACGGGGCCGCGCAAGACAATGCAGCCGAGGCGACGTTCGGAATCGTCTATACAACAGACGAGGGCGACGATCCGTTTGCAGAGGACACGCTCAAAAAGGCCAATCCGAATTGGGGCGTTTCGGTTGATCCGAAGGTGGTTTTGCAGACCGCATCGAAGGCGCAGCAGGTAGCGACAGCCCGCGCGAACTATCTGACCAAACACCTGAACATCTGGGTCGATGCAAACAGCGCGCTTTTCGACACGGAGCATTGGCGCAAGTGCGAAGACAAGGCGCTTGATGAACTGGAATTTGCCGAGGATGAAAGCGTCCTGGCGCTGGACCTTGCCAGCAAAATTGACATGGCGGCAAAGGTGAATGTCTATCGCCGGATGATCGACGGAAAAGACCATTTCTACGTCTTCCCGCGCTTCTACCTGCCACGGGCCGCAATCGAGGAAGATCGGCACCCGATGTATCGCGGCTGGGAAATGCAAGGCGATATTGAAGCGACGGCGGGCGAAACAATCGATTTTGCCGTGATCGAGGACGAAATCAGGCTGGAAGTGCCGGGACGGAACATCTCGGCGGTTGTCGCTGACCCATGGCAAGCCAACTATCTGGTCACGAATTTGCAGCGCGACGGCTTTCCGGCAGAGGAATTTCGTCAGACCGTCGCCAACATGTCCGAGGCCACCAAGACGCTTGACGCGCTGATGCGCGAGGGGCGGATACACCATCCCGGCAACGCGGTGATGAACTGGATGATCGGCAATGTCGTTGGTCATTTCGACGCAAAAGACAACGTATACCCGCGCAAGGAGTTGCCCGCGAACAAGATCGACGGGGCGATTGCCTTGATTATGGCGCTTGGGTGGTTCGTGAAAAACAAGGAAGCGGAGGCGCAAAGCTATCTGCAATCCGATGAATTGATGGTGTTGTGATGCTCAAATGGCTGCGCAGGAAATCGCACGCGGTCCGGTCTATCGACCAGATTGCCGACCTTGGCGGGTTCGTGCGCTACGGCACCAGCTCAGGCATGAGCGTGAGTCCGGCAACGGCGGTTCAGGTGTCAGCGGTATTGTGCGCGATCAAGGTCATTTCTGAAGGCATCGCGCAAATGCCGGTGCGCGTTGTCTCGGAAGACTTTGAGGGCGAAAAGGTTACGCGCAAAACGGCGCGCGATCATTGGGCGCATCGGCTTTTGGCAAAGCAGCCAAATAGTTGGCAAACCAGCTTCGAGTTTCGCGAATATGTGATGACTGCGGCGCTTCTGGATCGCGGGTTTTTGGGGATCAAAAACACCCTCAGCAATGGCAAGGTGACTGAAATTCTGCCGTTGCCGATGGGAACGTGGTCGCTTGAACAGCCAACCGGCACTTGGGATCATTTCTTTCGCGTGGGCTATGCCAACGGCACACATGGAGATTTTGCGCCAGATCAATGCGTTTACTTGCGCGGGCCGTCGTTGGATGGGTTCAAGGCGCTGCCTGCCCTGTCTGCGGCGCGCGAGGCCATTGGGTTGTCGCAGGCGCTTGAAAAGCAACAGGCGAGGCTTGCGGGCAATGGCGGCAAGCCGTCAGGCGTGCTGTCGTTTCAAGAGACGCTATCGCCAGAGCGGCGCGACAAGCTGCGAGAATTATGGCAAGAGCGATTTGGCCCTAACGGTGAAGGCGGTGTTGCTATTCTAGATGGGGCTGCAAAATTCGAGAGCATGACCATGACGAGCGTGGATGCTCAACACTTGGAAACTCGGCAGTTTCAAATTGAGGAAGTCGCGCGCGGGTTTCGAGTACACCCTATCATGTTGATGCACTCAAACAGCACCACGACATTTGCTAGTGCGGAGCAGCATTTCCGCAACCATGTCGTGCATACGCTTGGCCCCTGGATGCGTCGATTTGAAGACGTGTTTAATCGCGACGTTCTCGGAAACCGGACGGACATGCGCGTTGATTTGGATGAGCGGTCGCTTCTCCGTGGCGATTTCAAGGATCAGGCGGAATACTACACATCCGCGCTAGGCTCTGGCGGGCAACCGGGCTGGATGACAGTCAACGAAATCCGCGCGGAGCGAGACATGAACGCAGTGCAAGAAACATGGGCCGACAGCGTACCGCAGGGCGCAATGATGCAAGACGGGCAGTCGGCAGAATGAAAGGTCATAGCATGTTTGCCAAGGACAACGCGCAGTTGCGCGAGACGAAGGCCATTGCTTTGGAGGTGAAGGCCGACAGCGAAGGTCGTATTGAAGGCTATGCAAGTCGCTTTGGCGAAATGGACCAAGGCGGCGATATGGTTGTCAAAGGCGCTTATGCTAACAGCATTGCTGATCGCACACCCAAGATGCTTTGGCAGCACGATCCGTCGCAGCCGATTGGCATGTGGGATCAGGCCAGCGAAGACGATACCGGGCTTTACGTTCGGGGCCGTATTCTGGACACCGTCGAAAAGGGCCGTGAGGCTCGCGCGCTGATCGAAGCGGGCGCAATTGACGGCATGTCCATCGGATACCGAACACTTGACGCGGATCGCGACACAAATGGCGCGCGCATCCTCAAGCAGCTTGAGCTTTGGGAGGTGTCGCTTGTGACGTTCCCCATGCTGGCGAGCGCGCGCGTTGATGCGATCAAGGCGGCGGACATGACGCCGCGCGAAATGGAGCGGCTACTCACGCGGGACGCTGGGTTGAGCCGTACCGTAGCCCAAGCCCTGATGGGCGGGGGCTTAGATGCCGTCAAAGCCATGCGGGACGCTGGCGATGATCGGCTTGACGAACTGCGGGGCTTGTTGGCCGCGCGCATTCTGTAAGCCAATCAAGGAGCATTCCCATGGCTGATATTGAAGAACTGAAATCGCTGGTTGAGACTGGCAACAAAACCATCGAGGCAATCCGATCTGACGTGGACGCCGTGAAAAACGACGACACGTTGGCAAAGGAAAAGCTCGGCAAGATGGAGGCCGACTTGGCTGACACTTTGTCGGCAAAGTCCAAGGCTGAATCTGAGCTGAAGTCCCTGCAAGAGCGCATGGATGAGTTTGAAACGAAGATGGGCCGTCCTGGCGCTGCCATGTCGGAGACAAAAGCTGACGAATACAAGTC